TGCGGTGGAGCTTATTGTAGCCTCCGCTTGTCTCGCATTAGCGAGATAGTTCCCTCATATTAGAGAGGGTACCCAGCGACGAGTCAATGCGACTGCGCCGCGCAGTGCTGAACGCTCTAAGTTACGAGCATCGCGCACTTCGATACTCCCATGTAAAAGGGAGTCGAGAGCGCTTAAGCTCTTCTGTAGAGCAGGATATCCGTCTATACTGTCACTGCGATAGACAGCTCGGGGCACCCAACACTTCATTTCGAAGCGCTGGAGGTTTCGGTTCCATCTTTCGACAGAACGATAGCCCAGAAAGGATATCCTTCCAAGTCCCTCGCTCGTTTCCGATACATAGGGAAGATTCCCGAGTATACGCTCACATGTGCAATACATGAGCTGAGCAGTGTTCCAGTAACCCTTCTTATAGAAAAGATTAGCGGTTGCTACCCACGAAACGAGTTCGGATCCTTGGTGCCTGTTCTGTGGACGATCCTTCCTAATATAAACCGGTGTAACCGATTCACCTCGGAAGGCGTCTATGCCGCAAGACTCTCGAAAGCTTCCGCTCACGAAAGTCTTCGCATTATTTACCTTGCAATTGTACTTTTGCAGGTATTCAAGAACAGCGACCGCATACGTCTTAGGTACGACTAGGTCGTCCCCATAGACATACACACCACGACTAACATGAAAAACGTTAGCGTGGCTTACAGGAAGGCTTTGCGTTCTCAATAGAGCCATTACACAAATAGTGTAAAAGTACATGGCTTCTATTGGAAAACATAGAGCACTACCCATGGATGCGAATTTGAGCAATGGATTAATTATTTGTCCATCAGGCATTTCCGCACTCATCGACCTACATGCGTCGATCGCGTCCCTTAAATCGGGATTTGACCGAAACATCTGCAGAGCAAGCTTTCGCGGAACGCGATCACTTGCATCTGAGAGATCAATCGTTGCAAATTGACCCGTAAGGGATGAACTCAACGCTAGCGACTGATTAACGGATTGGTCACGGAAATTTATGTGGCCTGCCGTTAATTTCGAAGACTCGATCGTGCCACAAAGGGCACTTCGAATAGCCTGCTGTGCATATTGCATACAGCACGGCTCTATAGCGATGATCCGAGGCGACTTCAGTGTTTTCGGAACAGTCACAATCCTTACGGATTGTTCATGTTCTGGCTTTACGATCGTAACATCCTCAAACTCCTTCGACCCAAAAGCGCTTATAGAATATGCGCTATCAAGAAGAGGGAAAAACGGTTCAAGGCGATCATGCCACTTCTGCCAAACGAATTTCTGGTTTGATCCAGAAACCATCTCAGCAGTTGAGCCGGGTCCATGCTTGGGACGTATGTCGTTAAGGCTAATAGTAGCCATGGCATTATCCCAAAGCACAGAAACAACCGAAGAAAATTCTTCCGTTGCTTCTTTCGGCAAAGAAAACATCTGGAGTTCGAGCTCAATATCGGTGAAGCGTCTGAGTGCATGTGTAACCCTTGACGGGGTACACACAAGCTCAATTTTCTTGAAAGCGAGGCAAATCTGCCGAACGCTATCAATAATAGTTGAGCAATCAGAAGCCCAACTTGGATGTTGGTAATCATCGATAATCCTCCCTGTCTCACGGTTAAAGACGCGACTGAGCATACCTTGCAAAAAAGCAGGGATTGCTCCACTCTTTCTAAAACTACGAAAGAGTTTTGAGTCGATAAAGCCAACTTCGAGAGACTTTTCCAAATCTCGAGAAAAAGTTGGTAGAACTATCGTCAAAAACGATAGGCCTTCGTTTTTAACCCGTGACCTGATTGTTAATAGGTCACGTAAAGCAGAGACGTCAGCGGTGCATTTCGCGCAGGCATCTTTATAGATGGCCTGCACTAATTCTAGGTGATCACTTACGTTGCTTTTCATGGTTCCCCTTTCGAGGTGTTCCATCAAGCCACAACGTTCACATCCCACGGCGTACCGAGATTTCCTCGGCACGCGAGTGGGCAAACAGTTACGATACAATAGATCTCATTCTATCTTCACTTCAAGAGGTGGGGGTATATCTACATCCGACTGGATGGAGACATCAGGACCAGATGGTCCTGAGAACCCCGATCTCCCTAATATCTCACCGAGCAATTGCAAGATGAGAGGAGCGACTTGAATGAGAATCATCCACCAAGGGAGCTTTGATGATAGGTTTAAACCTACCACCTGAATGGGCGTAGAGGTAATACTCTTTTCAGAGTTAAGACTCTTGTCCATAAAGCTTACCGCTGGCGGTAGTATCAAGCCAGGTTTTTAAGCCGGCTATCAGCTGATCTGTCTGTGTCGAAGAAAAACCCACTTCGGGTCTATCAATGACACAATAGAAGCTCAGCGTTTCGTAGTCGTTGACACTAGTCAACGGGTCCGCGACGATGGCTCGCTGGTCAATGCGCACCATAGATCTAATCCTAAGATTAGATTTTTGATGCGAGACGGTCAATTTGAACGTCTCATCCCCCATCGAATAGATAGACGAAAGTCCATCAGTTTTGATGCGGGGCATGACCTTGGCAACAGCATTTACTGTAACTGTTTGTGGATCTGCAAACATAAGTGGTTGATCTCCTTGGAATTTATTAGGAGGTTAACCGTGTAGTATATCACTAGGTTCCAAACTAGCGATACGTTCTAAGCTACACGACGAATCACCCTATCCGCTACGGGATATCCCTATTGCGGCTAGAATGGCTAATTGCCGTGGAGATAAAGCATCCCACGACAGGCCGAATCCGTATGGACTCAATGTACCTCGCCTCCGTTTGATATCGAGAACTCGATACCATTCGAAGACTTTTGTTTCACCGCCATAAAAAGTATTGGTTTGCCGAAGGATTAATTTCCTCAGCTGGTGATGCATGAGATACATATACTTGGCAGCTAGACTATCTTGGCCCCAATCCTGGTGTCGTTGAATAACGTCCTGGGCATTGGTAAACCAATCTACTAGCCACGTCCAAGGAGTTGCTTGCCAAACGTGGACCGGGCTGATCCTGGCGCCATACAGCATTAAATCACGCTGTATACCGCTGCTCAATGAGTTATAAGAACTCAGAGAAAGGTCAAACTCGGGTCTGTAATACTTAAAGCTCCCTTCACACCATACGTTGGTCGAAACCTGACGTATGATTTGATAACGGGGCCCTATGGTTGGGTGTTGTATCGACGGGATAAGTGGAGACATATGATATCCTCCACCGCTCGTCGCACTATCCCAATCTATGTATTCAGATTCCACGTGCTGCATAGTCCGAACCCTTTTCTGCCATGTGTTATTTGAGCGTGAAAATTTAGCGCTCAGCACACTGGCGTCACGATATGTGGCGTAAAGACGCTGGATATCACTAAGAAAAGGGACCCAGCCGAACTGGTGGTTTAGAAAGTTATCTGCAACCCTTTTGGGTTGCATAAGGCGGCTATGTGTGCTACCGCCCATCTGCTTCCAAATATCTCGGAAGGTATGGGCGCTAGTGCGTAGCATACGTGGAATGTCTCTAGCTTCTGCTAGAGCCACGAAGACGCCGGCACTTTCCAACCTTGGTCTAAGTTTTTCATAGACCAACGGACTAAATGGGTCTAATGATGGGAAGATACCCAGGTTGCTTTGATTATACCCCAGATTTATATAATCTGAATTAGGTATAGAATCAAAGACCCACGGGTCTCCAAAACCTCCGACGTATTCAACTATTCCGGTGCCATATTTATAGCCCCGGAACACGCCGGATCCCACCACCGCATTTTGCGGCAGGAACGCTTTACAAGACGTGAAATCTCCACCAGATCGATACGGGGGGCCTGGGTTCGTTTG